GTACACACCTGGAAGCATGCGCAAGGGCGAACCTGTATATAATTATCAACATGAATTTAGCGGAATACCGGATGCACAGCGAAAGAATGCATTCGTGCATACGCGTTTGACAGATAGGACGGATGCGTATGGAAGAAGAATTCTTTTCATAGAGGAAATACAGTCCGACATGCACCAGCCAATCAGGCAGGCGCAAAAATACGTCAAAGGAATGGCAGAGGAAGGAAAACCACCAATGCCGGGTGAATTAGCTAAATCACGCTATGCCCAACGCGGAGACGTTCCGCTTCCTGTAAGTGCATCGGATAAGGTGAATGAGGACCAATTTCAATTGATTGTTGCCAAGATTGATGACTTGGGTGCACAGCCACAAACAGTGGCAACTCAAAAACGAATAGCGAAACTTAATAGGGAAAGGAAAAAGATAAGAAAAATAATTGATGCGAGCAAGAAAAAAGTTGCAAAAGATACAAGTGGAGTACCACAGGGTCCGTACAGCAAGACGGAGGACTATAATGAATTTGTCATCAAGTATGCAACGAAAATGGCGCAGGAAGGTGGGTATGACGGCGTGGCTATTGCATCACCTGCAATAAAAAATAAGGGTCTAAGGGTAACGGATGACAGCTATGGAGGAAACCTTGTGGCATACGGTCCAATAGCAAGAGCCGCTATGAAAAAAGTTTCAAAGAAAAGTGGTGCAAAATTTGTAAATACGTCTATAATGGATGAGAATGGTGTAGCGTGGGAAGTTCCAATGATTTGGCTTGATGATCAAGCGAAATTTACTGTTTCAAAAGGACTGCCTGCATACAAAAGGGGAGGAATAGCTAAACATGGCTAGAGGAGATAAGAATAATATAGATAAGGCGCTGGAGGCGTTAACTGGGGCACTAGAAATAGAACCTACTGGCGAAGAGGTACAATTGGAACCGGATAGAAATGTAAAGTCTAATCCGGATGTTGAATTAATGGAAAATGAAGATGGAAGTGCAGACGTTAATTTTGATCCTAATGCACCCATAGATACAACAAATATTCCGCATGATGCGAATCTAGCGGATTATATCGAAGATAATGATTTAGGTAGGTTGTCAAACGACCTACTTGCAGGATTCGAATCGGATAAGGATTCAAGGAAGGACTGGGAAGAATCCTATGTCAAAGGCCTTGATATGCTGGGATTCAAGTATGAAGACCGCACCCAACCGTTCGAAGGAGCGTCCGGGGTCGTTCACCCCTTACTCGCTGAATCTGTTACACAGTTTCAAGCCCAAGCGTATAAGGAACTTCTCCCCCCAAGCGGCCCCGTTCGTACTCAAGTTATAGGGCTCTCGACACCTGAAGTACAAGATCAGGCGAAGAGAGTGCAGGAATTCATGAATTATCAGATTACTGATGTCATGCGCGAGTACGACCCGGACATGGACCAATTACTATTTTACCTTCCACTTTCAGGATCAGCATTCAAGAAAGTCTATTATGACGGTCTTTTGAAGCGTGCGTCGGCAAAGTTCATTACTAGTGAAGATTTAGTAATTAACTACATGGCAACGGATCTGGAAAGTGCAGATAGAATAACGCATGTCATTAAGACAAATGGAAATGATGTAAGAAAGCAGCAATTAGGTGGATTCTACCGTGACGTGGAGCTTCCAACAGGTCAAACGGAGTCATCCGATACTGTTGATAAGGTTGATGAATTGCATGGTACTGAAAAGAATTATTCATCCGATGATGACGAGCATGTTATATTAGAGATGCACGTTAATGCCGATGTTCCTGGATTCGAGGATACATCCGGCGTAAAGCTTCCTTACATAGTTTCAATAGATCAATTTTCAAGAACGGTTCTTTCCATAAGAAGAAACTGGAAAGAGAATGACCCTAATTTTGCAAAGAACCACTATTTTGTACACTACAAATTCCTCCCAGGACTAGGGTTTTATGGCTTTGGTCTAATACATATGCTAGGTGGATTGTCAAGAACTGCAACAAGTGTTTTGCGGCAGTTAATTGATGCAGGTACTCTTGCCAATCTGCCAGCAGGTTTCAAGGCACGTGGAATGCGCATACGCGACCATGATGAGCCGTTGCAGCCAGGGGAATTCCGTGATGTGGATGTGACAGGAGTTTCCATAAAGGAGTCATTGTTACCACTTCCTTACAAGGAGCCATCACAGGTTCTATTTGCTCTTTTAGGATTTGCAGTTGATGCAGGAAAATCTTTTGCGGCGATTGCGGATATGAAAATGGGAGAAGGAAACGAGCAGAATCCTGTAGGAACAACACTTGCTCTTTTAGAGCGTGGAACAAAAGTTATGAGTGCAATACACAAGCGATTGCATTATGCACAAAAGATTGAATTTAAGCTATTGGCAAAAGTATTCCAGATTTATCTTCCACCGCAGTATCCTTATATGGTTGTTGGTGGAAATCAACAAATTAAACAATCTGATTTTGATGAACGTGTTGATGTCATTCCAGTATCAGATCCGAACATATTCTCAATGGCACAGCGTGTCACATTGGCGCAGCAACAATTGCAATTGGCAAGTGCTGCACCACAACTTCATAATTTGCGAGAAGCATACAGAAGAATGTATGATGCGATGGGTGTGGACAATGTTGAAGCGATACTGAAGCCGGATCCGGAAATGCCGGAACCTATGAGTCCAGCGATGGAGAATGCAGGTGCAATGCGTGGACAGCAACCAAAGTCATTTCCAATGCAGGACCATATGGCGCATATGCAGGCACATGCCGAGTTTATGTTTACAAGAATGGTACAAATTAATCCGCAGTTGTATGCAATGTTGCAGGCACACGTCTCGGAGCATATCTCATTGATTGCAGGACAACAGGTACAGGAAAAATACAAACAGCAATTTGAGCAATTACAACAACAAATGCAACAGGCACAACAGAATCCACAAGCAATGCAACAACTGCAACAGCAACAGGAACAATTAATTAACCAGCAAGCTGCTGAACAGGCGCAGATTGAAGCACAAATGACTCAACAACTAGCGCAAGATGAAGAGGCTAGAATGAAACGAGAAGCTCAAGATCCACTAATCAAGCTTAAACAGCAAGAAATTGACCTGAAGGCAATGGAAACTCAAATGAAATTGCAGAAGGATATGATGGTGGACTCTGAAAAACTTGACCTTGAAAGAGATAAGTTGGAAGCGGAAACAAGTATTGACTTGATGAAAGCGTCAGCAGATGTTAATAAGGAAGATTCCACAGAAGCAATGTTACTTCTAAAAGAGAACATGGCAGCTACAAGAGAGGCCATGAAAAATCAATCAGCGGAAAGGATTGCAGGGGAAAATGCAAAAGCAAACGGACAAAATAAAAAAACAACTTAAAAAACTTAGCACAGTGATGCAGAAGGTTGAACAGGTTGCCAAGGAAGAGATAAATACCAACGACGATTATTTGCAAGTTTGCGGTGCTTTATTGGCGGTGACTCGTAATATGTATGTTGAAGCATTAGGGCCGTATGATACGGCACGAATGTTTGAAGCCGTTGCGCATAGCTTTAATGTCCAGGAAGAACTTATCCAAGTTTTACATCATGATGGTAAAATACCAACAATGCACTAATGCCATTCAAGTCAGAAAAGCAAAGAAAGTATATGTGGGCAAAGGAACCGTCAATCGCCAAGAGATGGACGGAAAAATATGGGAGTAAGCCCAAGAAAAAAGGCGGAGTAATCAAAAAACTAAAAGGAGGAATTGCAAATGCCACAGGTCGGAAGTAAAAAATTTCCATACACTTCAGCTGGAGTACAGCAAGCACAGAAGCATGCGCGTGCTACAGGACAGAAGGTCAACATGGCCGGATACAAGAAGGGTGGAACGAAGAAAAAGTATAAAGCAGGTGGAAAAGTGAAGAAGAAGAAAGGTGGAGTAGTAAAGAAGAAATATCACCATGGAGGTCGAGTAAGTGGTGGTATGAAAGATAAACAATGTTAACAAGGAGGTATATATGAATTTATTGAAAGATCTTTGGGCGCATCTTAAGGAATGGAGTGACTGGAAATTACGTGACTGGATAAAAGCCGGAATTGTAGTAGTCATCGTTCTGGCTGTGCTTAAAATTTTAATTTTACCAGGTGTATAATGGCTGAAGAAGGAAGAGATAAATATTTAGCTAGTAAAGCATACAAACGTCCCGTTGGGTCATTTACTCAACGGGATGATATACGTGAATTTGCTGGAAGTGGTCCTGGAAGAAATCTTTTTTCAATTCAAGAATTGCAACGTCAAGCACCAACATTTGCAAAAGATGACCCACGCATAGATGACTTAAAGCAAAGAAGAAGAACGTGGAACAGATACCAGAAATATCCTGCAGGAGAAATGTTAGGAAGAACACCACAACAAATGCAGAATGAGTACATGGGCCTCAGCCGTGATCTGAGACAGACGGCCAAGCCAGTATATGACAGGATGTACCCAATCACCGGCAAATTCATGGACGTCGCGGAAAAAGGAGGACTGTGGGGTGCATTACTTTCAGAAATTGCTGGAAAGACAAAGAAGAGAATTAAGGATTTTGGTGATTCGTCTTATAGTGGTATTACTAGTGCTCTTGCAGGTGATACACCCGAAGAAAAAGCTGAATATGTAGAAAAGACATTTGGACCTTATCCATCAGATGTGCATCCAGGATTACCAGTAGAAGAAGATAGATTTGTAGCACCACCAGATGATATACTTCCATCGGATGCTACGGCAGATATTATAGAATCAGATACATTTTCAATTTTACCATATCACAGTAAACGATCTATGTTTCCTCGTGATAACAAAAGAGTAATACCAGGAATACCAGAACCAATGCCTTTACAAGAAGATCTATCTTTGGACATAACTGTACCATTGCAGACGCAAGAACCACTACCATTTGACGATTCAGTGCGTGAAGCTGGCATAGCGTCACTATACGGACAAGGACCGCAATGGGGAAGCACGAACAGGAGATATGAAGATGAATATAGAAATTATGTAGAACGACTTGGTGACATGCCAGGTGGACCAATGACTTATGAGGAATTTGTAGACGAATGGGAAGGTATACACCAAGGTAAGCCACATGCAGGACTGAGATAATGGGTAGAGGGGACTATATAGCTAGAACTAAAGGAGGTTACGGTAGTGGATCTTCTACACAAAATAGAAATACAGGACAAAGTGGCGGACAAAGTGGTGGCCCTCCAGGAAGAGGAGACACAGGACCAAGCCAAGCAGCAATAGAATCAGCAAGAAGAGCAAATGAAGCTTCCGCGGCAAGAAGAGCAGCAGAACCTGTTCGAGAAACATGGCGTGATGATCCTGAAAAAGTTGATGAATGGGATCCAAGTCAGGATATTATAGATAGACAAGAGAAAGCTAGATTAGACGCATTGGATGCAATGAATCAAAGAATGGCCGATATGGATAAAGCCCAGAAAATGGCTTATTCAACACAGCAAATTGGTTGGGGTAGTACAGATCCTAATGATCCAAATTATAACCCTGATGCAACAGCAAAAGACGTTTCAAACCTCCATAATTTGAGTGATGAGGAACTGCAGTTTTTAATAGACTCAGGATTTGCCGCTTCAGAAGCTAGTGGCGTTCTTGGTGGGACAATGGGACTAGAGGTAGAAGTTAATAAACTTAAAAAAACAATAAGTGATCCTTACTCAAGTAATGAAGAATATAATGCAGCATTAGCTGCTATGGATAAATTAAATGCTAATATAGGTGGATGGAAAGCTACTGATAAACAAATGCAAATGGGTGCATTGGATCATGACCCTTCAGCTGTTTATACTTGGGGAGATGTAGAATCT